CTTGAACATCTTGCAGACGTTCATCTGGTTTGTCCCACACAGAACGGAGTCAAATATCCGCATGAAGGCTCCATGATCTGGGTGATTTTTAGACATCCTTTTATATAGGGGTCTCTCCAGTATGCGCATCACTGATGGCACAAATTGGGCTTCAAACGATGTATAGTCCGTGCATGCATAATGCATCCCTGGCGCTTCAAGTACTTCCTGCAAGACCGCGGGCCGTTGACTGACCGGAATGTACTTAATAAACCACTTGAGTTTGCATACACGCTTCTCGATGACCTTGATTATTGGTCCCAAAACCGCTTTCGCGTAATCATTGCGGGCATTGATCAAACGAAGTGGTTTAGGAACCTCATAGAATTCATCCTTAACATGTGTGTCAACTAAAAATCGTTTAAAGACTTGAGTGTCCTGGCCCTCTTCATATAGGGCCGTTCTTATTTGTTCTTTTCTCTTTCCTGAGTAATCCGAAAGCGCTAACCATTCCTCAAAACCAATAAAGTCACCTGCAGCTGGGACTGCAAGTTGACCTGTGTCAATGAGTTGTTTTGTGAATAGTTCGGTAAAACGCTTAAGTTTCCTCTTCGTGGCGCGGCTCACCTTTGGTGGATCAAAGGCAAACCGCTTTGTACAGCCCGACAATACGTTCACTGGACATTTTGGGTCGGGCTTGGGCAGCACACTGCCCGCTACGTACCAAGGTAAGGAGGCAGCAACGGCGGTACGCTCACGGCTAGTCCGAGCATGAAGATTAGATACTTTAAACCTCGGTTTAACAGGGGCATAACTAAAATTAATGCACCTATCGCTTGCACGGTAGCCGTATAAGATGTGTCGCTGCTGCCTGCACCGTTTAAATAAATGGTACGAGCTACAATTAATTCACACAGTAAGCTGCTATCTCGGAGGTCGCTTGACCCAGTTTTAAGTAACCACTCAGTATTACCACACAAGCGGTCGTGTGTCGCGACGATACGTCGTACACGCTTGTGGGCAATCTCTGGTAGTGTCCTACGGGTCAACACCTCATGAACAACTGGCGCACTTATAATTTGCGACTTAGCTGCGCTAACAGTCCAGCTCACTGGTCGGAAGAGTCCCTTTTCAATTAATGCGTGATAGTCAGGGTCACCAACACGTATTTCCTCATGATCTACATGTGTTTCATCAGACCAGAATACACGAATGTAGGGAGTACATTCATAAATTGCACCTGACACATGACTTCGTGAGAGATCATAAGAAGGCCTCATGTCCACGTTCCCGTCCACGAGTTTTCTATCAACTCGGTACCGTAGTTCACGACGTGTTACACATGGCTTTAAATAATTGGCTGTAACATAAGACGCTACCCCGAAGGATAGCGAACATAGGCCAGCCACTAGGTTACTGCTACTAAATTTGCGAGCGCAACTACCAACGAAAATAGCCCCGGCTGAAGCGGCCAGAGCCCTCGGTATTGTTGTAGTCACAGCTTCAAATACTGACGTCTGCGAGGGGGTCAATTCGCAAACATTTATGTCGGCAGAGTCGAGATTCCATTGTATCTCGTCCTCCTCGATCTGTTTCCTTAGGAGATCTTTAAGTGAGTCGATCTCGCCCTGCTGTTGTTGCAAAGACTGAGCCAGCTGCTTAACCTTCAGCTGACCCTTGTTAAATCTGTTGCCGGTACCTTTACCCCCACCGGCTTTAGAGGAATTTGATCTGTTATTTTTAGTGGCAAGTGAAAATTCTTTGGTCCCCATTACACTCATTACTGGGAACCGCGGGTATGTGGGATTCGGTTTCGACACCGGAGCCCCCGACCTAAATAGGCCGCTCCTGACAGTTTGGGTTGCTGCGTACTAGGCCCATTTTCCTAAACCTATATACTTGCATCACAGTATCAGCCCAAACCCTGGAATTTGGCGAGGTCCATTACCATAGACCACCGACCCAGTTTCCTGAATCGTAAACCCTTATCTTATATCCCGACAGGTCTATATCGGTTTGCGCTTGTAGGATAAGCAGTGGAATCAGCGCATTTCCATGCTTCTCAGTGAACGATTGCATCACAATAGCAAGGCGGCCCCAGCCTCCAATGCTATTGGGATCATTTCTTCGAGTACATTCATAGCCATATCCGACCACGGCAAGCCGCTGTCTTCCGGTTGTTCTATACTCTGTGTCTCTTCTACGCCTGGTGAAGTTCCAATAACTTCTGGCGAAACTGTATCCCCCTTCGGCAGCTGTGCAGCCCAATCCACAACCAATTCCTCCTCGGTTAGGTCTGTCGGTGAGACAGACGCATCTAGGATATTGATTATGTTGGCTAGGGGGACAAACTCATAATTCAC